AGGTGAAAACGGCATGTTTCAACTAAGATTAAAAGAACTACGAGAAAAAGCAGGATATTCTCAATACTCTTTTGCAGAAGCTTTTGGCGTAGCTCAATCTACTGTTGGAAGTTGGGAAGCCGGATCTAAAGAGCCCAGAAATTACGATACTACAAAAAGACTTGCTGATTTTTTTAAGGTTTCTGTAGACTATCTTATAGGAAATTCTGATGAGGTAAATTTAAAAAGGGAAATAACGCTTGAAGAGGGATTAGAATTTGCTTTTTTGCAGGGATACAAAGCATTAGATGACGAAGATCGCGCCGAATTAAATCGAATGAAAGATCGAATGTTAGAGCTAAAACATCTAAAATCAAATACACATAATAACTAAAGAGAACGATGATTGTTTTCATTTGTCTCAATGGATTTAGACAAGTGAAAGCCGACATCATGGAGGGGAAATGGATAAATTATCTCCATATGAAAAAACACTTATAAAAGCTGAAGAAAAAGGTATTTTAATTATACAGGGGCACGCAAGGTTTCCAGCTGCTGCCTTACGTTATGGTGAAGACATGGGAGTGTTTATTAATGAAGCGGCTTTTAAAACAGACACGGAACGCCGCCTAGCATTTGTACACGAAGTGGCTCATTGCGAAACAGGCGGGTTTTATACAGAGTGTATGCCAGAAGATGAACGTGGCCGGATAGATTACAAAGTAGACAAATGGACAGTTATGCGGCTAGTTCCTTTTGATATTTACGAAGAAACTATAAAATCAGGATATTTATCAAATTGGGAACAGGCCGAAAAATGGGATGTGCCTACTGATTTTGTACCGACAATTCATAAAATTTATGAAAATACAAGGTGGAGCGATGTGCAGAAGTTGCGTAGTGCTGTAAGTCAGAAGTGGATTAGTTAAAAAAGCAAAAGAAAATGGTTTTTTTATTATGTTAAGTAGTATAAATAAAACCCCCTGTAAACATTAAGTTTACAAGGGGTTTTAATATTGTACGCAAGAAGATTTGAACTCCCAGCCTCTTGATCCGTAGTCAAAGGTCTGTGCGATTAATTATCCCTTTTTACGGTGTTTGTGTACTGCGCCATATCTTCTTGACTGAATTTTGACTGGATAGAATTATTCATAAACATATTAAATTTTCCTATCTCATCTTCTTTTTTCTTATCTTCCAAATGCGTATATATATCTAGTGTCATTTGCAAAGAATTATGACCTAGCAAATACTGGGCTGTTTTAACATCTACACCTGCATTATACAAAAGTGTAGCATATGTGTGTCTGAACATATGAGGTGTTATATCATTTGCAATTTTATCTACTCGTAATTTGCCAATTACACCACCAGCAGCTACATTTATAGCATTAATAATTTTTTCCCACATTCGTCTATAGGCTGTATTCGTCATTAACTCATTTTTTGCAGTAGGAAATAAATTTAAATTTGTTAAATTTGGAAGGTATGCAATAAGACATTGATACAGTTCATCGATGATGGGGACAACACGATTCCCCGCCGAGCTTTTGGGGCTGTCTTTAACTTCCATTTTATTAGATTTGACTATAACGGTTTTATTAACAAGTATTGTTCTATTTTTCATATCCACATCATTATGGGATAAGGCTAAAGCTTCGCCACGCCGTAAGCCCGTTGTAAGTAACAAAATTACAAATGTCTTTTCTTTAATTGGTAGATCGGCACTTCTTACATACTCTATTTCTTTTTCGGATAATGCACGTTTTTCAGATTTAGTCTTTTTAGGTAATTCTATACTTTCCATAACATTCTTATAAATATATTCGTTTTTTACGGCTTGTTTTAATAATTGATTTAGTGTTAGATGAATTATTTCAGCAGTGCGTACCTTACCCTCCGAAAGTAAATTATTAATTAGTTCTTGTACATGGTGTGGTTTTAATTCACGCAAACGATAATTGCCAAGTGTAGGGTACACATGGCAATTTAAAGCTGCTTTATACATTTCTTTAGTATTGTGTTCGACATTTGCTTTATATAACTCCATCCAGCGTTCGGCCCATTTTTGCACAGTGAGCCGACCATCATCAACGACAATACCTTTCTCTACCTCTTCCCTTACTTTTGCTGCTTTTTCTTCTAATTCACGAATAGTCTTAGCATACACATTTTTGTATTTAGGCTTTCCATCTACCTTGTAGCCGATTAATACTTGTATCAAATATCGTCCGTCTGCTCGTTTTTTATATTTTGCTGCCATTATACACCACCTGTTTCGTTACGAAAAATCGTTACAATCTGGGTCTATTTCCATTTCGTGCATTATCTGCTTGTCAATCTCATCTGGTTCTATTTCTTCAATGCTATCCCACAAATCAACATTAGATTTTAATTGAAAATTACTAATAATGTAAGTTAGTAAGTTTTCAGCTTCGTTCATAGGCATTACATCAACTAATGTTTTTATTTTTTCTTTTACCACTATCATTTTATGGCCTCCAATCACTTATACACTTGTCCGCGATTATCAATTTTACGTACAAATATGGTATTGCCCTCTTTTGTAAACATAATCCTATAATCGCCCACTCGTAAGCGATACCTGTCTGTGTAGCCACTCATTTTTGTAACATCACCAAGAGGTAATTTATTTACAGCATTTTTTATACGCATTTCATCTTGTTTGTGTTTTTCTAAGAACTTACGTGCTTGCTTAGAATATTTAGGATCCATATGCTATATACCTTTTCCTTTATAATAGTAATCAATACAGAAATCAATTTGTCGATATTTCCCATAATTTAGCAACAATCGTTCTGCATAAAGAACGCCAATTATGGTATATTTTTCTTGCACATAACGGATGAAGATTTTTGAAACACTATACGTAGGAGGTGGCGTTGTGAAAATCTTTGTTGAACAATACAGAGTAGAAAACGAATTATCTTTGTCCGAACTTTCTCGCAGGAGCGGGGTAGCGAAATCGCACATTAGTCAAATAGAGGCTGGTAACTCTAACCCAACTGTGGAAACTATGTGCAAGTTGTCTAAAGCTTTAAATGTGCCAATTTGCAAATTACTTTCGTGTGATTAATAATTAAAAATATCTTTGCCATTCATATGAATGGTACTACATAATACAATAAGGTTTTTTGTCGAGTAAACTGTCTTGACGGACGCAAACAAATGTTCTATAATTTCAAATCTAAATACATTAGATATTATTTGCTGTCATATACAAATGAGAAGGAGCGGGGAGTATGGATTATATAATAGAAAACAGCAATACTTGTGTTGAACCTAAGGAGGAATTAAAGCAAATAGTCACATTAATGGATGATAGTCAATTAAAAAGTACTATTAACTGGTTACGTCAATTGTTGAAAGAAGAGCAACTCTAACTTTTGCTAATTTGTCATCAGGTACTTTGTCTAACATAGCGTTAATTTCTTGAATCAACTCTTCACGTGGAGTTGATTCTTTTTTTGTGTTGCGTGATTCATCCCAACCCATAATAAAAGACGGCAAAACATCAAGCGCGGCAGCTAGTGACTCAACTACATTAATAGGTATTTTTTTTGTAGTGCCTGAAGCATAGCGTTGTAAAGCGGACTTGGATATACCTGTTTTCTTTTCAAGGTCTACATACGAAATATTAGATTCCTCAATTAGTGATTTTAGTATTCGTGATGGTAACATGTTTCACCTCCATAAAGTGTTTTGTAACTCAATTATTTGGTATCATATCTCATTTTATTTCAATTGGCAACCCGAAAATGGGTTGACAATGAAAAAAACATATGATATTCTTTTTTTATCCCAATAACGGGATGTAGAGAAAGGAGGAATTATTGTGGTGAATAAAAAAATGTTGCTTGGGAAAATGGTAGTGAATGGACATAACCAAGCAAGCTTAGCAGAGATACTAGGAGTATCAAAAAATACTATGAGCGCAAAAATTAACGGAAAAAGGCCATTTAATACTGATGAAATCTTAAACATTTGTAAAGTTCTCAAGATAACTAACAACTATGAAAAGATAGATATTTTTTTGCCTCAAACATCCCAATAATGGGATTAAAGCAAAAGATAAGTTTAACTGGATAAAAGGATAAGACAAGAAAGGAAAGAACGGAGAAATAAAAAGCCCTCCGAGGAGAGCCAACGAATTAGTTTAACATCATAGCAACTGCAAAGAAAAGAGCAATACCACTAACTGCAACTACGCCAATCAACAAATTTTTGATGGTATTAATATTTTTGTCTATTGACCCTAGCAGCGAATACAAAATTTCATCTCCTGTTAAATCTTCAGGATATTTTACAGAATTTTGCCCGCTATTTAGTTGCTTTAGCAGATGCTTTTTTAACAAATCTCGCATGATTATCCCCCTCTCGTTTTAAAAGAAAATATAACACAAAATGGTATTTTTCCTTTTATTGACATGATACTACACTATGCGTGATATTACAAGAAAATCTATTTCTAATTTGATAAAGAGAATGGAGGAATAAAAATGGGGAAAATATGTCCGCTATTATCTATGACAAGTTATTTGTTGAAACCCCAAGACTGGAATAAGCAGGTTTTGAAATGTCGCAAAGACGAGTGTGCATGGTGGATAGAATCAAAAAAAAATTGCACAATTCCAGAATTAACAGGGGTAAAAGAAAAACAAGCGAATAGCGGCGGCCAAAGCTAGCGCAGTTGTAATAGACCAAGTAACCCAAAAACGGATATTACTATACTGCTTGCAGACACTCAAAAGGCCGCAACGATCTATTAAAATTAGAATTGTGGCAAAAAGCAGTAGTATCAGCAATATTTGGAATAGTAAACAGCCTTAATTTGCGTGTTTTCCGTGAAGTTTTCATCGTCATTGCAAAAAAGAATGGTAAAACCCTCTTAGCTAGTGCAATAATGGCGTATATTGTCTATCTTGATGGCGAATATGGTTCAGAGATTTACTGTATCGCACCTAAGTTGGATCAAGCGGCGATAGTCTACAATAATTTTCACCAGATGATAGAAAAAGAAGAGGATCTATCAGAAATTTCAAAAAAACGGCGTAGTGATATTTACGTGTCCATAACTAACACAATTATAAAACCACTAGCATTTAATTTTAAAAAATCAGATGGCTTCAATCCGGAATTAATCGTAAATGACGAAGTAGCAAGTTGGAGCGGGGTGGGAGGCCTAAGACAGTATGAAGCCCTTGCTTCGGCTGTAGGTGCAAGGCTTCAACCTATTATTCTTAGCATATCAACTGCTGGGTACGAAGATGATAGCATCTACGATGAACTATTTACACGTTCAACAAGATTCATAGAGGGTGGTAGCAAAGAAGAAGAGTTATTACCATTCATTTATGACATAGATGATGAAAAAAAATGGGACGATATTGAGGAGCTAAAAAAATCTAACCCTAACATAAATGTATCTGTGTCAGAAGATTTTTATCGCAAAGAAATTATAAAAGCAAAAGATTCTCTATCGAAAAAAGCTGAATTTTTAACAAAGTATTGCAACATCAAACAAAAAAGTAGTGCTGCTTGGCTAAATCAAATAGATGTAGAAAGGGCAAGCATTGAATGGCTAACCCTGGAGGACTTCCGTGGGTGCTATGCTGTAGGCGGTATAGACCTAAGCCAAACAACAGATCTAACCGCCGCTAGTGTGACAATTGAGAAGGGTGGAAAACTATACACTTTTTGTAAATTTTTTATGCCAGCCAACCGGCTAGAACGAGGTCAACAACTTGACAAAGTTCCTTATGCCTTTTTTGTTCAAAAAGGCATTGTAGTATTAAGCGGAGAAAATTATGTCAATTACAAAGATATTTTAAACTGGTATATACATTTGCGAGAAGATTATAACATGTATGTGTTGCAAACTGGATATGATCGCTACAGCGCACAATACCTTGTAGAGGATATGGAGAATCACGGCTTCCCTATGGATGATGTGCATCAAGGTGAAAACCTAACACCGGTTATAAACGACTTTGAAGGAATCATAAGAGACGGTGATTTTTATATTGTTGAAAATAAATTGCTTGAAGGACATTTTTTGAATGTTGCTATGAAACAAAATTCCGAAACAAGAAGGAAACGCCCGGTAAAAATCCATCAATATGCGCGGATTGATGGATTTGTTTCTGTTATTTGCGGGTTTACAGTTCGGCAGAAATATCAAAATGAGATAGGCGAATATCTAAAAAATGCGAGTTAGAGGGGGTGTGACATGGGTCTATTTGATGCAATCTTCGGCAATAAAATTAAACAAGGTGTTGAAGCGGAAATGCAGAGTTTCTTCCAAGCATTTACAGCCTATTCACCTGTATATACCACTTTTGAAGGTGGCCTGTATGAGATGGAATTGATCAGAGCGGTAATACATTCATTCGCTAAAAATTGCAGTAAACTAAAGCCGGAAATAAAAGGGTCAGCTTATCGCAATTTACAAAACACTTTACAGTACAAACCAAATCCTTTCATGACAACTAGCCAATATTTATATCGCATTGCAACTATACTTGAAATAAATAACAATGCTTTTATTGTTCCTATAGAAGATGATTACGGAGTTACAAAAGGATTTTACCCAATACTACCATCTACTTGTGAGGTTGTAGACGTAAAAGGGGTTGCGTATTTACGGTATACGTTTGAAAACGGAAAAAGAGCAGCCATAGAATATGACAAAGTAGGAATATTAACGCAGTTTCAGTATGCCGACGATTTTTTTGGCTCTGATAATTCTGCATTAAAAACGACAATGCAAGTTATACATGCGCAAAGTCAAGGGATAATTAATAGCATAAAAAACTCTGCTGTTGTTAGGTTCTTAATCAAAGTTGGCCGTGCTATAAAAGATGAAGATGTAGCCAAAGAAAAGGAGCAATTTATAGCAAACAACTTAGGAACAGAAAATAATGGTGGGGCAATAGTCTATAGCGCAAAATTTGAAGATGTACAGCCGATAGATAGCAAACCTGTACATATAAGCCCAACACAAATAAAGGAAATACGAGAAAATGTCTTTAATTACTTTGGCACAAATGAAAATATACTTCAAAACAAATTCTCTGAAGATGAATGGAACGCTTATTATGAAGGGAAAATTGCTCCTTTTGCTTTACAACTATCACAAGTAACAACAACGATGCTGTTTACTGATAAAGAATTGTCTTTTGGAAATGAAATTAAATATAACATGAACAATATAGCATATGCCAGTAACAAAACTAAAAGAGAAATGTCTACAACATTCTTTGATCGTGCTTTAATGAATCAAAACATGATATCCGATTTGTGGGGGTGGGCGCATGTAGAAGGTGGAAACAAATTCTATATCCGTAAGGAATATTCGCAGATAGATAAACTACACGATAACCCGGACGATGACGACAATTCCATAAAAGAGCCTGAAAAGCCCCTAGGAGGTGAGGAAAATGCTTAGATTAAAAGAAAGAGAGTACAGAAACCTATCAAGTCCACTAACAATTTTACAAGAAGATACAAATGCCAAACGGATAGACAGCGATTTTTACGTAGAGGGCTATGCCACTACATTTACCCGCTATAAGCTTTACGAATGGGACGGAATAGAATACTTTGAAGAAATAGCCCCGGATGCTTTTGACAGTGCAGACATGACAGATGTTATCATGCAATATGATCATATGGGAAAAGTCCTTGCTAGACAATCCAACGGTACTTTAGGGTTGGAGGTTGATAGCAAAGGGCTTTTTGTTTACGCTGATTTATCAAAAAGTGCCGCTGCTAAAGAAATGTACGAAGAAATAAGCACCGGGCTTGTAACTCGTATGTCCTGGGCCTTCTTGATCCTAGAAGAATCTTACAACAAAGATACTAGAACATGGACTATAAGAAAAATTAAAAAAGTGTATGATGTGTCAGCCGTTAGCATACCCGCCAACGATGATACTAATATATCAGCCCGTGGGCTTGAACGTAGGAGTTGCATTCAAGCTGGGCAGGAGCGGCTAGGGCTGAAAACAAGGTTACTACAATTAAAATTAAAAATGGAGGTATAAGACATGAAAAGAAAAGCACTATTACCCATGAATCTATCCTTTTTTGGGAATGACCGGGTGCAAGAAATTGAATCCCGAAAAACTGAAATCAATCAACTAATTGAGCGTGGAGGGCTTAGCGCAGAAGAAATTGACGCACTCATAACGGAAGTTGATGGCCTTAATGGTGAACTTAAAGTAATGCGAGAGAAGCAAGACAAGTTAGTAAAATTGCGTAGCGCAATTGCGGAGGGAAAACCCTCAGAGGGCGAAACAATTGTTAGCCGCATGACTATGGGTGGTAAAAAGAGCGAAGAAGAAGACGAAGACATTTACGGCACAATGGCATATCGTAAAGCATTTATGAATCACGTTTTGCGAGGTACACCAATGCCTACAGAATACCGAGCCGGGGATGTCACACATACAACAGATGTGGGATCAGTGATCCCTACTCCTGTACTAAATCAAATCATACAAAAAATGGAAAGCTCTGGTATGATTTTGCCGCTTGTTACCCGCAAAGCCCACAGAGGTGGCTTACAGATACCAACATCTTCCGTTAAACCCGTGGCGACTTGGGTCGCAGAAGGTGCGGGAAGCCCTACGCAGAAAAAGCTTACCGGAGAAATTATCTTCGCGTATCATAAGTTGCGTTGCGCCGTTGCCGTAACTTTAGAAGTTAATACTATGGCTTTATCTGTGTTTGAGGCCACGCTTGTCAGTGATATCTTAGAAGCTATGGTAATGGCTTTAGAAGAAGCTATCATAAGTGGAACAGGCACAGGCCAACCAAGCGGTATTTTAAAAGCAACACCCGTTCCAGAACAAATAATAAAAGTACAAAAACCATCATATCAAGACCTTGTAGATGCATGGGGGGCTGTGCCGTCTGCTTATGAAAGAAATATAAGATGGTGTATGACAAAGAAAACCTATGCAATATACTTCGGCTTGCAAGACGAGGTAGGCCAACCAATAGGCCGTGTAGATCACGGTATAAGTAATAGGCCGGAGCGGCTACTTATGGGTATACCTGTAGTAATTTGTGACTACATACCATCATTTAGCGAAACTTTAAAAAAGGATGAGACGTTTGCGTTTTTATTTAACTTTAGGGATTATGTGCTAAACACTAACTTAGAGATGGGAATAAAAAGGCGTGAAAATTGGGACACAGACGATGAAGAAACCAAAGCTGTAATGCTAGCTGATGGCAAAGTTGTAGATAAAAATTCTCTTGTTAAGCTTGTTAAGAAAGCGGCGTAGGAGGTGGCCTTGTGCTAGAATCTGTACGACTTTCCCTACGCAAAACGGGTACGGAATTTGATTCAGAAATAGAGGATATTATAGCAGCATGTAAAATTGATTTAGGCTTAGCGGGCATCGTAAAAATAAAAGACGATGACCCGCTAATTTTACGCGCTGTAACTCTATATGCAAAAGGACATTTCGGTTTTGCCGATTTAGGAGAAAAATATTTACAATCCTACGAGGCCCTTAGAAACTCCCTAGCTATAGCAGGTGATTATAATGCTGAATGATGGCATACTCACAATTTACAAAAAAATTGTTACAGACGATAACAGAGGCGCATTAGATAATACCCCGCTTGAAAAAGTGGGGACTGCTTTTTATGGTGAACTTAGTTTTACTGCAAACGAGTATTATCTTGCAAAACAAGCTGAAACCTTGATAGCGAAAAAAATACAAATTCACCAAGATAAAAATATCGGCAATAATCATGTAATTGTTATTGCCGATACACAATACGATGTAGGTCGGACATTTTCTGTTATTAAAAAGGGGGTTGCTGTTACTGAAATCACCCTGGAGAGGGTGACAAGAAGATATGACATTGCAGGAGTTTAGAGAAATTTTGAAGAAAGTCGGAATACCTGTAGCACATTATAAAACGCAATTAACAGAGTACCCATATATCACATTCCAAGAATTTGGTACAACTAATTTTAGCGCAAGCGGCCGTGTCTGGAGAGAAGCAATAAAAGTTGGCGTTGATCATTATACAAATAAAGAGTGGGATGAAACAGTAGAAAAATTAAAAAGGGTGTTACTCAAGAAAAATATAAATTTTACAACCGCCATAATTTGGTACGAGGATGATGAGATTATACATACATCTTTTGATCTAACAATAACGAGAGAAATAGAGGTGTAATACATGAAGCATATCGTAAGCCAATGTAAGCAACAAATATTTACTTGCGGAGAGTGTCAAGTATATAATGTTGCACCTGTAGACCTTGGTGACGAAGAGGATAAAAAAGCGAAGCTAGTTTATTCCGTAGGTGTTGCCGGGATTAGTTTCGGCACTTTCAAAGATGAGGAGCAAGCTCAAAAAGTATTGAAAGAAATTTCCGCATTTTTAGGCAAAAAAAATATATTGAAAGAAATTGCCATATTTTTAGGCATCAAAAATATTTGCTACACAGTACCGCAATGTTGGAGTAAAAAATGATGTCTGCCAATAACAATAACGGCTTAGAAGATTTTGCCAGAGATTTAGAGCGGATAGCCGGAAAGGTTGCAGACAAACAAGTTTTACGCAAGGTATTAAGCGCGGGTGCAAAACCTGTAGTAGATAGAGCGAAGCGCACCATACGGCAGCATAGGCGTACAGGGACTCTTGACCAAGGCATCACTACGGAGTTTGACGAAAAAACAGAAAAACAAAGAATAGGATGGGGTAGACGTGCATTTTATGGACGTTTTTATGAGAGCGGGTACAGACCGATAACTGGAAATCGTAAGCGTGTAGGAGGTCGTTGGCGTTGGAAAAACAAAAGACCATCCGGTCGAACTATACAAAGGGCTCATATACGCCCGGCGTATGCGGCAGAGCGGCAAACAGTAGGAAACAAAATGATTGAAACACTTAGAAATGAATTAGGAGGCGTATAAATGTTAAAAAACCAAAACGGTATATTTGTACCAGATCGAAACATAAAACCGCTGATTCCCTTAAACATGCGGTTTTTTGGCAATATTGAAGAAATAAAGCCAGAATATGAAGTTACTATTGGATCAGCATTCTTTTGTATGATAAATAGTCGCACCAGTGCAGGGATAGTGTACGATACAACTGTAATTGAAACCCCGGTAATTAAAACATTAGGGCTAACTAGAATAGTATCAGAATTAGAAGTATATGCAAGCGGTATACTATTCGATTACTTAAACAGAACTGCAGGAGCAAACATAGCTTTAACCGCCGTAAGTCTACCATACAAGCTGTTAGCGCAAATAGAAGGTTCGGAGAAAAAAGACGGCTTTACATTTAATCGCACGAACGATATAGATAGGGAATTTGCCTTCGGCTACTGGGGTGAAAATAGCGATGGCAGCTTTATGTACTACTGGCATCCTGTTTGTAAACTAACACCAACAGAAGAAACGCATCAAACAAGCACGGCTGAAATTCCAGAACCACAGCGCAATTACGCAGTGAGGGTAATACCGTATAACAACTTATGGCGCGTAAGGTACTCTACTAATACAGATGTTGCAGATGGTTTTGTTCCATTAGAGAAAACTGCATTCTTCTCTAACCCTATTTACAGGGAAGATCAGATACCGGAACGAGTAGCAGCCTAACCAAAACTAAAAAGGTATAAAAACAAATACCCGTAAAAAGCTTGATAGCTTGTTACGGGTATTTGTTTTCGTAGGAGGTGCTAAATTTGGACTTTAACTTAAAAAAGCTAGAACCTATTCTAGTTGAAATACACGAAGAAAAATACCCAACGCGTATGACCAATAGAGCCGTAAAAGAATTAGAGGAAATGTGGGGTATTAAGTATTTTGCTCTATTTGACAAAATTGCCGGAGCGGGTTTAGAGATAAATGAAATGATAGATGTAATTTACGTAACCTTAAAAGGCGGCGGTGTAAAAGTAGAGCGAGAGCAGCTTGAAGATATAGAAATAACAGCGCAATTTATAACACATGCAAACGATACAATTATTAAGCTTTTTGATAATTCACAAAGGATTGAAAGTATACTTGAAGATGACAAAGAATCAGACGAAGAAAAAAATGCTAAAAAAAACTAGATTTCAACTGGTTTTATCATATCAACTTCGCAATGACCAAATTAGGGTGGAGCTATGATCAATTCATGGATTCCACTTTTTATTTTTATTTCGGCGTAGCCCAACAATGGGCAATTAACAACGGTGCAAAACGTAAGGATGTGCCTGTAGAAACAACAGCAAAAAAAGTAATGACATTTGATCAGTTGCCGGATGGGTATTGGTAGGGGTGATGAAGCATGGTAGGCGCAGAAACAATTAGACACGCAGCATTAGATTTAGCCATAAACGGCGCGGCAGAATTTAAGCAGAATATGGGAGAAATTAACCGTGCTTTAAAGGTAAGCCAAGCTGAATTAAACCTTGTAACATCTGCCTATGCAAAAAATGAACAAAATGTTCAAACCCTTACCGCTCAAAAAAATCACTTAAACAATGCCGTAAAACTAAACGCAGAAGAACAAAAGCGACTTAATGAAGAGTTGCAACGTGCCACAACAGAATATGGCGAAAATTCACGCGAAGCCCAAGTGTTAGCTACTAAACTTGCAAATGTAGAAGCCAAAGGCAATGTGTTACAACGTCAGCTAAACGATGTAACCGCCGCATTAGAAGAACAGGAACGCGCTCTGAGAGGGCAAGCCTGGACAGAGTTAGGCGAAAAAATGGAAGCCGCTGGCCAACGGATGCAAGCCGCCGGACAACGTATGCAAGATGTAGGTAAAGATTTGTCTATGAAAGTGACTGCACCTATATTGGCTATCGGTGTGGCCGCTATTGCTGTCGGAGCAGACTTTGATAATTCTATGGGACGTATCCAAGCTCGTACCGGAATGACAGCAGATGAAACAGAAAAACTAAGCCGCGCCTTTAGAGATATGGGCGTAAATGGTAATTATAGCGCAAGAGAAATAGCCGCAGCCTTTAGCTATGTTGCTGTATCAGGGCAAGATGCAAGCCATGGTGTAGCAATAATGGAAAACGCTATGTTGTTAGCAGCAGCAACTGGAAACGAACTAGGACAGTCGGCATATTTTTTGAGTAATTACTTGCTTAAAGTTGGTAAAGATGCAAATGATTCTGAAAAATATGTAAATTTATTCACCCGAGGAATATCTAACACAGGTATTAGCCTTGCGGCTATGCAAAATTACATGTTTAGAATGACACCGGCATTTCAACAATTTGGAGCTTCGTCTGAAACAAACGTAGCCATAATGACAAGACTATACCAAGCAGGTATAAGGGGAGCTAATCTCTATAGTGGCATGGGACGTATTATGATGGAAGCATCTACGGCAAGCGGCAATTTTGCCGACATGGTGTCGCTACTATCTTATCATTTTGAAGAATTGAATCACGAAGTACCATTTACTAAAGATGAACTATTCGACCTGGCTATCGCTATGAGAGACTATAGCGATCAAACAGCGATGGCACAATTAATTACAGGCAATTTAACAGACACCCAGCAAGTGGCATGGTTCGAGTTTATGAATCTTGCAGAGGAAATCCGAGATGAAGTTATTCCGAGTTTCTACGAAGCAACCGCTGTAATGGGCGAATACAGTTTAGCTTCTCAAATGGCAGCAATACAGCAAGACGGTTTACACGGGTCAGCAAAAAGAGTAAGAAACTCACTTGAAGAAATAAAATTACAAATTGCTGATGAATTGCTACCACATGCAGAAATGTTTGTTGGCACTTTAGGTGATATGGTACAACGTTTCGCTTCTCTAGACCAAGAAACACAACGCACAATAATAAGACTAGCCGGAGCCGCCGCCGCAATGGGCCCGGTATTAATAGTCGGTGGCAAAGTTGTCACAACTGTTGGAACTATTACTACGGGATTTGGGACAATGGCGAAAGCCATAGGAGCGGCCGGGGGTGCAAAAGCATATTTTACGGCTAAGTTTCCGCTACTAACAACAGCAGCAAACCTATATACGGCCGCTAATACCAAAATGAAAACGAGTATAAGCGGTACAACTTTAGCCACTACTACATCTACTAAAGCCTTTGGTGCAAAAGGCGTTGCAATGGCTGGATTAACAAAAGCTAACGCCGCAGTTACAGCAAGTACAACGGCGGTTACCGGAGCATTTACAAAAATGAAGCTTGTTATGGCGGCAAACCCTTTAGGACTTCTTATTACTGTAATTGCTGTAGCCACAGCCGCGATGATTAAATTTGGTTCAGAAGTAGATCGCGTGAGAGAGCAATACAGAGAAATAGCCAATGAAACTGACAACTTAATGACACGAAAAGAACAATTGGCAGAATCGACAATAAGGGCAGCAGAAGCGTTTCAAGAAACCGCTAAACAAATGGAAACGAATCAAAAGCATATTAGAGATATGGCCGACAGCATAGAGTACTTAATCGGTAAACAGGAACTAACCGCCGGGGAAATGGCTATGCTAGAACACTACATATCTGAACTTAACAATAGTATACCCGGCTTAACTTTAGCAATTGATGAGTACACCGGGGCTATGAACATGAGTGTTGAAGCACTCAACGATTATATTAATGCTGCTGAAAAAAGAGCAACTTTAGACGCGCATATAGCTGAACGCACACGCCTAGAGTTAGAAGCTATAGAAATTCAACGCGAAGCAATAACTGTAGCAGAACAACGCGAAGCGTTAGAAGAAAAGATCAGTGACCGGCGCGGTCGCAACCGGGACGAACATAAACTCCTGTTGAGTACCTTACAAGATTTAACTGAAGCAGAAGAATTTTACAAAGACGCGCTTGCCGCAAATGCAGAAATGCAAGATGCATTAGCGCAAAGTGTTGAGACATATGCACAAGCTTTAGAACACTTAGAACAGGCGCAAAAAGAAGCTGCAGAAACAGCAAGTAATTTAGCTTATGCCGTTGATGATGTAGAAGAATCTTTAGAGAATGTAACAACTGCAATGGAGCGGCACGGAATAACACTAGAAGAATGGGAAAATGCACAATCCCAAGCATTAGACAACATTAACAGTTCTTATGAACGATACTATACTGTTGCCGCAAATGCTTTTAGAACAGTAGAAGAAGCCGCCGCTGTATCTGTACAGTCTATGACACAAAACTTACAAGATAATGCCCGTGCAGTCGAAGATTGGAGCAAAAACATAGCCGTACTTGTAGAGCGAGGCGTGGATGAAGGGCTTATACAGCAACTTAGGGATGGCGGCGTAGAAATGGCAGCAACAGTCCGTGACCTTGTAAACGCCTCTGATGATGAACTAGACGCGCTTAATTATGCGTTTGCAGAATCTACGCGGGTTGCCCTTGAAAGTATGCAAAGAGAACTAGATCCCGCCGGTGTTGCTAAATCAGCAGAAGAACTTATAGACAAAGTAGCTAATGCTATCTTGTCAAACCAAAGCATGGAAGAGGCTCTAGTAGAGCAAATAAATACAGCCTTTGGCAGCATGGACGAAACCATTACTTCCATTGGTTTTGATGGTTTAGGAGAAGATACTGTAGAAGGTTACCTCCAAGGCATAGAAAATAAGCAAGTAGAGGTACAAACAGCCGGACAAACCACAGGCGAAAATTATAGCAATGCCTTAAAAGATACTCTAGAACAAAATTCCTCAAGCAGGGTTACAGAAAGAATAGGCATAGGAGCGGTAGAGGGCTTGATAAAGGGTACGGAAAAAACACAGTCGCAAGCTGTTGAAACAGCTAAAACCTTAGCTAAGGCCTTTGTTAACGCCATAGCAGACAAAATAAATCAAAGTCAAGATATTGATAACTCTGTGCGCCGTCAAGTAGAAGATATACGCATGACAGCCGACAGTGCAGTAATAAACGCACATTTTGATAGCATAGGTTTTGAAATTGCTAATGGTGTAGCCCGCGGGATAGATAATGGTGGCGGCATAGTATCAAACGCCGCGCAAAGTCTTATCAACAACGCTTTAAATGCTATGAGAGTAGCGGCAGATATTAGCTCTCCATCAAGGAAAGCGATGTGGATAGCTGACCAAATAGGGAATGGTTTAATTATCAGGATGAAAGCCAAAGGTGAAGAGCTAGCCGAGGTATGTAAACAAATTACCAAAAAGGTTTTTGATAATCTCTACGTAGATCATTCAAAACTAATAACCAATGCACAAGATGTACTTCAATCCATGCAGTTGGCCCTCCAAGCCATAGAAAGCAATATAAAATACACAACTAGCCCACAGTTTTCCGGGGCTTATGGTGGACAGTCTCTACAAGTAACTGTTGATATGACTGGTGGGCGTTATTATATCCGCGAAGATGCAGACATTGATAAACTTTACAAAACAATAGAAAAAAAGCTATTAAAGAAATTAGAAGCAGAAGGCAGGACAAGGAGGTAGTTATTATGATAGGCTTCTCTTTTGCCGGAAAGCACAGCAATAATTTTTGGATGGCAATGGAATATGCAGACAGACCATTACTTCCACAAAAACGCCGTAACGATTATGAAATTAGCGGCCGACATGGAACTGTGGATTTTGGAGATGAAACCTACGAGCCAAAACCAATAACTGTAGGTATTTGCTTTATTAGCAACAATGTAGAAAATCTACAACAAACAGCCCGTGAGGTCGCTTTTTGGCTAAGTGGCAAAGGCACTTTATCATTTGATGATGAACCCGGCTGGGGCTATGATGCTGTAGTATACAACGAAGTATCAGCCGAGCAAATAATACGAACAAAACGGGCTAGTGTGATATTTACATGCCAGCCCTTTGCAAAAGAAATTAACTTTCAACAAAATGTAAACAGAAACATTAGCGGAGCTTTTAGCGTAGACATAGAAAGTAACGGTACACAAGCTACACCAGCTAGAATCATTATAAACAACACGGGAAACACAGTTATTACAAGTTTGACAATATCAAGGAGGGCTGAAAGAAGATGAATGCTAGCAACTATTTAGAAACAGTAGCACTAAACCATTTTTTCAGAGGTAGGTCTACCCCACCGCCTCAATGTTCTTTACACCTGTATATTTCAAATCCAACGGATGCAGATATAGGCACAGAGGTAAACGGAGCAAGCTATACACCTCAACGAATTACTTTCAGAGAGCCAGAATCAATTGACGGCAAAACACATATCGCAAACGATGCGGAAATCCGCTTCACAGGAATACAAGAAAATTGGGGAACCATTACACATTTCGGTATCAGAGATGCTATAAACGGCGGCAATCTACTTGCACATGCTCCGGTAGAAGTACCGCGAGAAATTCTTGCCGGAGATGAATCCATATGGAGCATAGGTAGCATTAGAATCAGCAAGGGTTAAAGTTAGGAGGCGGCAATGTTTAATAGACAGCCTTTTAACCGGGGCAAGTTTAACCGTTCACCAAAGCAAACAAATAGGGTGCTTATGGGCGGCAGCATTGCCTTAAGTATAAGTGCTTTTGGAAACACAAATATAGCAACCGCATTAAATGGTGATATAGACATCAACGTTGACGCTACAGGAGATATGACCCGAGCAACAGTTTACAACGGAGATATCTCTATTGCACTAAGTATTGACGGCCATCAGAACATTGGAAAACCCTTTGGCGGTGAAATTGACATAAATCTACAAGTCGATGGTAATTTGACACGAGGCCGCACATTTAGCGGAAACATACCTATAACCCTTACTTTAATTGGTGAGGGTTTTAATAATTTTCAGACGGAGCTTATTCGCTTGGTAGGTATGAGGTTTAACCCGGGCGATGAAATGATAATAGACACGGATAATCAGACAGTTACAATAAATGGACGAAATGCCATGCTATTTGTAACTCGCGAAAGTGAGTTTTTCTTTTTTTACCCTGGCGTAAACGAAGTAACACATCAAACAACCCCCACAAATGCAAGGGTAGATATGCGTATACTTTGGAAGGATGCATTACTATGATAAGAGAAAACGCACCAAGAATATATAATCAACGCATGGAGAGATTGGCAAATCTTGAAAAAGCAACAAACGTAGGCTATAGACAAGTCTGTAATGACATATGGACGGCAAGCTTTATCCTTCCAAAAAATGATCCTAAAAACAAGTATTGTAATAAGTTTAACTACGTAGAAATATTTGATTCGGGGCGGCGCGTTGAAATGTTTCGTATAATCAATAAGACGACTGTAAGACGTGGCCGGAGAGGATATTCGCATTATGAGTGCGAGCATGTTATAACAACACTTTTAAGTAATGTGCTTTTCAAATTTCATCAAATCGGTAATATAGGAGTGTTTACACCGGAAGTGCTAAATTATATTTTAAGCTTCCAGTCGGTGAGAAATTGGAGACTAGGCCGTTGTGACTTCCGACACCAGTTTTTGTATAAATGGGAAAGTGTCAATTTATTGGTGGCCCTGTTTTCGGTTCCGCGCCCTTTTATGGATGAATGGCATTTTACATATGATACCACATCATATCCTTGGACAGTAAATTTAGTGAGAGCAGAAACCCAAATAGGGTGTGAGCTTCGCCGCAGAAAAAACATGCAAGGCATTACCAAAGAAGAGGATGCTAAAAACCTTGTAACCCGACTATACATGCTAGGTTATGGCGAAGGTGACAATCAGTTAGATATAAGCAATATAAATAACGGATTGCCATATATTGATGCAGATACAATCACGAAGTGGGGTGTACATGAATCAATCTGGACAGACCGCCGTTTTGAAGATGCCCATAATATGATGGCAACCGGCCGCAAAATGCTTGAAGAACTAAAAAATCCATATATCAGCTATACCGTGGAATCAATCGACCTATTCAAGAAAACTCACCAAGATTTTGATGAATTTAGAGAAGGAAAAATGGTACGGGTAATAGATCGCGAAGACGATATAGACATTGATACCCGTATAGTGGAAATAGATAAGCCGGATATTACTAAAGCTGATATAACCGTAGTTATTGCAAACAAGGACAGGAATATAGCAGGAAGTATAGCCGCATTGCAGGAGCGGACACGGATCCACGAAACCTATGCGCAAGGCTCTGAAACTCCAATAACTGATACAATCATAGACAATGCAGAACCAAATTTCCCGCTGATCCATGAATTTTTTATACAAGCAGGAGTTGTAAATGTACAGCAAGCTCGCCTAAGAGTAAGACTTGCGCCTTTTAGAGCTAACTCACGTGCAATAAGAGGTGGTGGTGGAAGATCATACACAACACAAAGTGGTGGTGCAACGACTAGCGGAGCAAGTAGTCAAAATACAACACAAGGTGGTGGCGCAACGACTAGCAGCCCAAGTAGCCAAAGTACAACGCAAGGTGGTGGCGCAACGACTAGTAGCCCAAGTAGTCAAAGCACAACCCAAGACGGTGGTGCAACGACTAGCGGAGCAAGTAGTCAAAATACAACGCAAGGTGGTGGCGCAACGACTAGCAGCCCAAGTAGTCAAAGCACAACCCAAGACGGCGGCGCAACGACTAGCGGAGCAAGTAGTCAATCAACAACGACAAGTGGTGGGCAAACACTTACGCAAAGTAGCGTAGTACTTGTACTACAGAATACAAGCCAAGATACCTCCCTGGGCGGTGCAGGAGATGCAGCGCACAGGCATTCAATCCCCGTGCATACGCATCCAGTAACTAATCACGACCATGAAGTACCTGTTCACTCCCATGGAATGGCACATACCCACACCATCGGAACACATTTTCACAGAATGGAACACACGCACACTATCGGAACACACTCCCATGGAATGGCGCACACGCACACTATCGGAACACATTCCCATGGAATGGCACACACGCACACTATCGGAACACATTCCCATGGAATGGCACACACTCACACGATTGGAACACATTCACACGGAATGGCGCACACTCACACCATAGACCCACATACTCATCGTGTAATACTTGAAGACCATATACACGATATAGAATTTGGCATATTTCAAGGGGAGCGGGCAACTTCTATTAGCATTAGAGTTGACGGAAATACCGTACCCATAGATGGTGATTTAAATGACATTGATATTATACCGTTTTTACGTAGAGATGGAGGTGGACGAATCGCTCGTAACACATGGCACAGGCTAGAGATAATACCAGACAGACAGACGCAGATATCAGCGTCTATTTTCTTGAACGTATTTACAAATTCGAGAGGAGGGGCAAACCTCTAATGAAATGGATATTAGAAACAATGTACCCTGGAGCGGTAAATAGTCCAGAGACATTTATAACATCAGATATATCGGCAAGTGATAAAACAATTACAGTGCAAAATGCAAATGACTTTCCAATTGAGCTACCGTACCTACTTGTGATAGGCGGTGCCCTTTCTAATGCGGAAACAGTGTTGGTTACAGATGTGGTGGGTAACACATTAACAATAAAGCGTGGATATCAGGGAGTGGCGCAAGAGTGGCCGCAGGGTAGTACTATTGCTTGTAATTTTACAGAGGCGCATTATAGTGCGTTGGTAGATAATATAAATCTCCTTGATGAAAATAAAGAGCCAGCCTTTGCTAAGAACACGGCATTTAACCGCAGCTTCGGCACTACAAACCCTACCGCGCCTGGTACAGCCGCACCAGGGAGTAGTAACGATGTTTCAAGGGATGACCATGTTCACCCGATGCCTACCCCGGCTAATGTCGGCGCGGCTTCTCGTCCGCGCTTGTATGTGGATAACTCTACAGCAAGAGCAGGATGGCTTATTGAAACAGATATTTCACCTGTAGCGGCGTTTGTATATTGCGAAGTTAAGGGGCAAATTGAACGAAGCAACCGAAACATAGATACCGAAATAAGTTTTACCTTTGCGGCGACTGGTGTAGTTACAAACATGGGATTGCTTAATAAAGGTATTCGTTTCCCAACGTTTGTTACATTTATTAATGCAAATAATCG